CCAAATTAGTTATTATATTTTTAGTAGTATCATAGATATGTTGCCCAATATTAGACCATTCAGTGTCTAAATCTTCAAAAGCTTTACCAATTACACCAGAAATTCCTCTATCATCATAAATAGCTTTTATAGAGTCTTTCCTATCTAATTCAAGAGCTTGTAACTTTTTAGAATGTTTTGCTTGTGATATTTCAATAGACCTATTGGCATTTTCTATCGCTACCTTTCTTGCATAGTAAGCATTTCTAACCTCTTGTGTTTGACCTTCAAGGCTATCTTCCCAATCACTAGACACCCATCCACCAGATTTTTCTATAATACTATTTTGTAAGTCAATTTCTTTATTTTTTTCAATTTCTATTAATTTTAATTCATCATCTAATTCTTGATTTAAACTATTTAATCTAGCATTATAATAAGCCCTAGCAGACATTAAACCCTTATCATATAGCCATTTATTCATTTCTTCTTCTTTTTCACGCATTACTTGTCTTATATCTAATATTGTTTTTTGTTTTTTCAATTCTTCATTTATTTCAAAATCATGTCTTTCTTTAATTACAGTTCTTAAAATTTGTGTTATTTCAGTTTCTGCATTAACCATACCCTCTTCTTTAAGAATTTTCAGTTCAGCAAGTCTAGCTTTAACTTCATTCTTTTCATTTTCAAAATCTCTATTTAAAGCATCAATAGCGTCTTGTGACCCTTTTTGTGCTCTTAATTTCTTTAAATCATCTTGGTACTTCTTATAAATTTCACCACCTTCTTCAAACTTATCTAATAATTTCTGTTCTACATTTATTTTCTCCTGTGTAAACTTTTCAATATTTGCTAATTTTTGTCTTTGATAATTTTCATCACCAATTAACCCTAATTTATGCGAACTTTCTAAGATTAAGTTAGCTTCTTTTTCTCTATCTGCAATTAACTTTAATTGATTTGTTGCGTCCTTCTTTAGCTGTGTAAAATCACGTTTACCATATAATTTCTTATCATCTTTACTTAATTCCATAGCTGCCTTAACTTGCTGTTTACTTCTCTCATCAACTAATGTTGTTGTATACCGTTCTTCAAATGCTTCTGCCCTTTTTTCTAATTCTTTTTCCCTAGCTAATCTATTTTTTAAAGCAGTGGGGTAATGTTTTTCAGGCTCCTTAAATATATTGTATTGGCTAAGTTCAGATTGTGGTACTCTAGAAGCTTCTAATTCTTTACGGGTATTTTCTGCCGCTATTCTCAAACTTTCAGAATCCCACCCACCTTCTGGTGCTTTCCCCAAATTTTCTAACATTCTTGATGTTTCTTTTTCTTCTGCTATTCTTGGAGCATTTGCCTTAGCGTTTAGTCTTTCTATAAGAGTAGTAGCCCCAGCTATAGCCAAAAATATAGCTAATATCTTAAAATTTTTAGTAGCAAATAAAGATAAAGCGTTAGATACAGAAGTTAAAGCATGAGGTATAAGTGATATAAATGCTATCAAGTTTTTAAAACCAGTAGCTAAAAAAGAAACTTTTGTTAAAGTAATAGCAATAGACCCCAAAAATAAACCTGTTAAGAGCGTTGTTACAGCTTTTATCCCTTCACCAGTACCAGCTAGTAAATCAATTAATGCCGTAAATGGTGTCAATAAAGCTTTAACAAAAGAGGCTATAATCATCAATATTACTTTAAAGGTATTAAAAACACCACTTAATGCTGAAAATACAACAAAAGCTGTTTTGCCAGCATCACTTAAATCTTCAACATATTTTCCAGCTACTACCGCCTTATCTCCTACAGATAATAATGCACCTAACAGTAATTGGTTTAAGATTTCAATAAAAACTTTTACATTTCCAGTAGAATCAAGTATAGATTTAGAAAGTTCATTTAATCTATTTTTTAGTAGTACTAACTGTTTTTCCATAGTACTAGCCATTGCACTAGATGATGATTCTAAACCACCTTGTGCAGAACCAATATCCTTCGTTAATAATACATACTTGTCAAGAAAATCCATTGCAGCTGTTACTGACTTAACACGTTCTACTGGGAATATTTGTGATAGTAATGATAAAGCCCCAACTGATTTTCCTGAACCTTCAGCAGTATCCCCTAAAGCTTTCCTCAAAGCTTGCATTGTAGGTATAAACTGTGAAGCTAACGTTCTATTCTTATCTATGGTAATACCAAGTTTACTTAATGCTTCCAAATTCCTAGGCTTCATTAAGCTTTCCATCATACCACGTAATGAACGAGAAGCACTCCCAGCTTTACTACCTAAATCTGTAACAACAACGGATAAAGCTAGCATTTCATCTAAACTAAACCCAGCCTGTTTTGACATCTCACCCAAATGTTGTGTAACCTGTACAAATTGTTCTGGTCTAATAATACCTCTTGCTTGTGCTCTTAAAAGCTTTTCAGTTATTTCTACTATCTTCCCAGCTTCTAGTTCAGTACCTTTCATAGAGTCTTTTAAAGCATTATAAGTACCAGTAATAGCAACACCAAATTGTTCAGCATTTATTTCTGGGAAAGCTACTCTTAATTGTGCTAGTGATGGTATTAATTTTTTTACTATTTTTTCTGGAATACCAGCTCCAATAAATGATTCAGCAGATTTAGCCAAACCTTCAAATAAAACTGGTGTTGATATAGTAGTTTTTCTAATTTCTGTAATAATTTCAGAAATATCTTGCTTCATTTCAGATGTAATTTTACCACTAGTTGCTGGAAATCTTAGTAATTTACCACTCCATGTATCAATTTCTTTTATATATTCTAAACCTTCTTTAAAAAGTGAAGCACCAGCTCTTACTGGAGCAAATAATAAAGACCTAGCTAAATACCACCTAGTTTGATATCTCATAACTTCTTTTAAATCATAAATTATACTCCCAGTCATAGCAGAAAAACCTTTCCTGAAACCATGCATTTGTTTTTCAGCTATAGCTAAGTCTCTACTTACATTACTAGCAAAATTTCTCATAAATTCTGCTGGGTCTTTCACTGATCTTTGTAAATTTTCATCAAAATGTTTTAAGAATTTTGCTGGTGTAGTAGTTTTTAGATATTCTTGTAAATCTTTTAGTACTTCTACTTTTCTACTTAAACCTTGTATATAAGCTCCCCTTTCATCTAAATAATCCCCCCTACTGAAAAACTTAGATTCTTTAGCTCTTTTTTCATCAGCTTCAATTATTCTTCTTTGTTCTATTACTTCAGCACCTTGTTTTTTATAAAAGTCCTTTAATTCTTTCAACTTTACATCATTTTTCTCTATAGCTTTAGGTGGTAACCATGTACTAGTAAGTTTAGTAGTACCTCTAGAAACATTAAGAACAGATTCTAATTCTCTAGCAGTTTGTTTATATTTTGCAATTAAAGCATCTAACTCACGTGGGTCTCCAAAGAAATCTCTAGGTTTTAGTGAAAGTTCTTTAATTCTTTTATGTAAAGCTGTGAGAGTCGCTCCAGCAGTTTTATAACTTAAAACTAAACTATCTTCATTGGCAAGTAACTTTTGGTATATTTCAGTAGAACTTGGTTCTGCAATTCCATAGAACTGCTTCATCCCAATTAATCCACCAACAATTGAAGCCTCTCTACCACCCTTTGGAGGTTTCATTGGGCTAAACATAGTTTGCCCCATTTCTTTAAATCTTCCAGAGGTAAACACATCTTCAGACATTTGTTGTGCAAATAAGGCAGTCCCAAATTTTTTGACTTTAGTTACAAAAGATTTGTCTAATTGCATATCTAGACGTTGTACAGCACTTAAAGCACTACCAGCACTTTTTCTAATATCTGAAAAAGGGTCTTTATCTCCCAAACCTTCATCAATTGCTTTACGACAAGATATAATTGCTTTTTCTAAACTTTTTAATGGTGTAACCCCAGATGTAGGTATAATACTTTGTAACCTCTTTAGACCAGCTTCAAGATTTCCAAGACCTTTCCAAAGACTTTGCATAATATCAGCTTTAGACCCACCAGTAGTTATTTCTTCAATTGGTCTAGCTAATGAATTTTTTATATTCCTAGAAAAGTCAGAGATTTCACGTTCAACTTTCTTTAAATCTTCTGTAACAACCTTTAGTTTTAGTTCAAATAAAGAACTATTTGCCAATTGTTTTCTCCTTCTTCT